GGGAGATACATTTATACTGTCCCAGCGAATAAAGTGATCATGCTTGGAAACGATTGTATTGCCACGGCAAATAGTCCATGAAGCTTGCCAAGGTCTGGAGGAGACGAGGTTGAGTCCCTCTGTCTCTGTATCTAAAACTATGTAGCTTTGATCTTTTTTGAATCTAAGTAGGTCGTTCATGGTTGGTTCATTATTGTTTTAAGTTTTTGTTCGTATTGTTCCCAGCAAAATTCATCGCTGCCAAAGTGTTCTAAATTGGGGCAAGAGAGTGTCGCTTGCTTGCCAAATTTGCGGTCACTGAGAATCTTGTATGTCTGAAAGGCATCGCAGTCAGATTTGTGCTTATAGAAAATAGATTGCACTAATTGAATTGATGCATTTGGCATGGTATCTCGCGCATAACGATGCACAGCTTTCTTGATTAGTTCATCAAATGGAAGCCCATTAGACTCGATGAAAAAGACTGGATTGAGCGGTGCGATATTTGGAATGCAATTACCCATAATCATTTGATTATTAAAAATAAATGAGTCATAAAAAGGAACAGCTAACATCAGATCGTCGCTCCAGTGAGAGATTAAATCGTCATTAGAGATAGCGCCCTTTTGACTTGTATTGATGAAGGAATACAATTGATTCAAAGCTTTGCAACCAGCGTCATTTTTGGCAAAGGCAATAAGCTTATGATTAGACTTGGTATTGGCATCAGAGTTGCAGCATACGAATTTGTAGCCGAAGTGTAATTGAATGCCTAGCTCTTTAGAAATTCTAAAGGCTTCGAAGAATCCAGTCATTGATTCCTCAACCAAGAAAAGGTTCTTCAAACCGCTTTCTTTAGCGATTGAAAAGATGCTGTCAGAACCATCCGAAGTTTCTTTGTCGGGGTGCTGTAGCGTGAGAATCGACTTGCCTATCGAGAAGTGAGATGTAAATATAGGAATCATCAAGAAGAGAATAATACATCCCCTTCACGATGTCAAGACTTTTTTTGATGTGCAGGACAACCTAGCTACGCTTCTCGTATTTTTGTCCTTCTGGAATGTCTGATTCATTAAAATATGATTTTAATTGCTTTCCGTTTTCATCTACAGTGGAGAAATAATCGAAAGCCCATTTACAGGAACATGCCCACATAGGAGTTCCATCAATCTTTAGCTGTCCTGGATATTTGGCGAATCCACATTGTAGTGGTCCACTAAAAGTTTTATCTTTCGGGAACGGCTGCTTAGATGCAAAGTTAGAATAAGCATCTTCTTCGGAGAAATTGTCGAGGTATTCTTGAATCGCTGTTAGTTGATGCTCAAAGCCTTCTAGGTCATCATCGGTGATTGGAGCCATGCGAATGATGCCAGAGTTCTTTGAATCGTCTAATTCAAACTTCAAAAATAGAAACTCGCTTGCTCTATCCGAATATTCGGGGAACAAGTGTTTTACTGCAAGACTATACATGTAGTCCTGTAAATTGTCTTTGACTTCTTTGCCTTTGAAAGTTTCGCGGCTAGTTTTAAAATCTCGAATCAGTGCAAACTTCTGCTTCTTGTAGAGAAACAGTTTGTCAATGAATCCTTTGATTTTGTATTTGAATTTTCCGTCATTAACGACAATATCGAAATCTTGTTCCGACACGGCTAGAGCTGGTTTTCCAGCAGATAGACCGAAGAAGTCATACATCAGTCCATTGAGTGTCATTTTTTTAATCAACTCGATGTTATCATCATCATTTACCCCAAGACGTTTAGCGTGTTTGAAAATTAGTTTCTCGATAGACTTCACCGAAAAGACATCTTGTTTTTTAATGATTTTATCGTATATTTTTTTTCTACGAGGCTCGCCAAGAACTTCAAAAATCAAATGGCAGACAGTGCCACGCGAACTGCCATCGTTACCTTTATCTGGGATACCAATAACATACTTCGCATAATACATCCAACTACAAGACTGAAGAGTTTTGATGCGACTAGCGGATAATGAATTCTTTGGTTCACTCATGAGGATTTTAATACTTTTCTTAGCATAGACAGGTCTTTTTCTTTAAATTTCTGCTTGTTTGCGGCTACAAAAGTAATCAATTCCTTGATGAATTGAGAACGGTCTACAGGAGTATTATACCATTTTTTTAGATCGACTCCAGAATTAAATGCGTCAGAGAAGTCATTGTGAGATTCTGGCGGCAAATTAATCTCGATACAATTAAAATCAAAATACGGCAAAAGATTTAACAATGTTTTGACGCATCCAAGATAGCCATGATTCTCGCCATCTAAGTCATTGTTGCCAGCGATTACGATTCTCTTAACAGGAAAAGAGCTGAGATACGATAGCATGATAGACTGACAACCGAGTCCAAAAGATACAAGATTGTTTTTGATGCCAGACTCAAAAAGAGCCATGCTATCGCCTATGCTTTCGACAATCACAACTTCTCCTGCTTTGCGAATGATTGAATCAACAGTTTCTTCTGCGGGAATATATGCTGGATAAATCCAATTCTTTCTCTTACCAAGATGTTTCCACTTGGGAATTTTGTCATTACTATCGTCTATCTTTCTGCCGCTGAAGCCAATGATTTGCTTATACTCGTTGTAGATTGGGAATACCATACGTCGATACATCTTTCCAGATTGAGCGAGTCCAGTTTTGTAAAAGTTAAGAGTATCATCTGACAATCCTTTCTTCTTATAGAAAGAGAAATTGGGGAACAGATTGTTCAGCATTGATTCAGGGTAGATTTGGTCCATTTCGATTGTTTGTTTTTCAATATATACGTATTCTTCAGACTTGTTGATAGAAGATAAAATGTTTTTAATAGCTTGTTGGTCAGAGCCAAAAGTCAATTTGATTAGTCTCTCAAAGGGAAACTTCTGACTGCCTTGAGCATAGTCAGTCCATACTCCAGTGTTCTTGTAAACACAAATAGCAGTTTCATTGTCGCCGCCTCGATATAAAGCTTTTGTGCGCCAATGATTTCCGCAATCAATCAAGCGATACCCTATTTTTTCAAGGGTAGGCTTGATGTGAACGGGATCAATTGAAGTCTGGGATGTCATCTGATTCATTGTCTTCTAGGTCTGCGCCACCTTCCATTACGCGAGCAATGTCACGAAGGTCTCCTTTTTCGGTGATGCAAAAATTATGGAACTCAAGATTGATAAAGTTCTTGCGTAAATTATCTCCAATGCGAACTGGTTCAACAGCGCCAGCAATGTCTTTGCCAAGGTGTCGAGCTTTTACATTGATAATTTTATGAGTGCCAAAGTTTCTTCCCTCTGTTTCAATTTCATCAGCAGTTTTATTTCGCAGAATAAACATGTGGGAACAGAACTGTGTGATTCGGTCTGACAACGATACGATACTTTCATCATCAACAATGTTTGCTGATTGACGGTTGTTGGTAATACCACTTCTGTTAGATTGCACAGATGTAATCATGGGAATGACAGGCTCACCTTCATGAAGGATTTCTTTCTGAAGACACTTCTTGAATTTGTCAACCATTTCGCCGACTACTTGCCATTCATTCTTGCCGCCGCCAGATTCTGAAGTCGTTTTGATATAATCAAATGAGAAGATCATTTTATTACCACGACCAACTTTGCCATAGTAGAATCGCTTGAGAACCTTGATCATTGAATCTACATCCATGCCGCCGACATTGTAGTAATAAAACTTGAGGTTTTTTACTTTTGCCCAAGTAGCACGAACCTTTGCGACTACATCTGGTCCAGCTTTTCTCCAGTTTCCTGTTTCAAGAAGATGCATTTGAACGCCCGAAATAGCAGCGCACTGACGCATGATAAGCTCTTCTTTGCTCATCTCACCATTGTCGAAGTGCAATACAGGAACATCGTATTTCATCGACACTTTAGTTGAGTAGTCCATGCACCATTGAGTCTTTCCTACGCCAGATCGAGCAACGATAACTGTGATGTTTCCAGGTCTTAGCAGTGATCCATAGATTTCATTGATTTTTTCATGAGGACCCATCATGCCGAATTCGGTAATGGGATTGTTACCTCGCTCTTCAATCAATGCTTCCATTTCATCATAGATGTTTTCTGGCGTATCGTTTCCAATCTCATAAAGATTGATGCGCGAATTGTAGGAATCGTCTGCCGCTCCGATGATTTGACTATAGCTCGACTCTGGAGCAATAGACTTCATCTTACGAGCAATCTCTTGAGAGGATTCATATATCTCTCTGCGGATCGTGAACTTCTTGAGTTCTTTTGCTGTCTTGATTAGATTCCCGTGCGGGACTTTGCGCATGGCAAGCGAGCGAATATAATCAGCAGGATTGAGTCTATCTTCAAAAGATAATCCTAGTGACGATACTCGTTGCGCAACGATGACCTCATCAATCTGATCGCCAGCGTCGATTGCTTGTTTGATTACTGTAAAGATTGAACTGTGCAGCCCCGAATCTTCGCTGTAGAAATCTTTGTGGCTAATGAAATTGGAAATCTCACAATAGCTTTCGGGTTCTTTGATTAGTGCTGCTAGTAGTTGTTTTTCTAGTTCTAAGTTATAGATCATCTGAGTTGAGGATAAGGTTTTTTTTACCGTTGTCAATTACAAAATTACGCCAAATGATGAAAAAAGTTCTTCGCAGATTTTATCCTTTGGATAAATTTCGACGAGAGTGATTCCATTGACTTCGCAGAATTGTAATTTCTTTTCATCTCTTTTTAATTGCTGGAGATATTGAAAACGATTGCCGTGGAAGAATTCAACATATTTCGTGTGTTGACCTCCTTGAACTTCGACGGCAATTTTTTTGTTAGCGTTGTAGAAATCAAAAGAAAGGCGAGTGCCGACAAGTTTGAACTCTTCGAAAACAATGTCGTTCTTCCAGTATGGAAAAAGAAATTCTTTAACGTATAGTTGAAACTTGCTGCGACTCTTGCCCTTCCATTTGATTAAATATCTCTTGGCGTTTTTAAGCTCTGCGACAGAGCCATTGATTGTTTTAAACTTCATTGCAAATTGCTTTCTTGAAATATCCAACAAGGAATTTGCTGAGTTGTGGGTCTTGTTCAATTTTGTTGAATACGGATTCTAGTCCTTGGACTTTACCGAATGCTGGAAGAGAATTTTCCGCGAGAAGTTCTTCAAATTCTTCCGTTGCTGTATACCAAGCACCACCCTTACCAAGAAACTCCCACAGCAGAAGCAAATCAACGATTTCTTTTTCAATCCATACAGAGTTGCCATTTGTGCGACCGTATTTAATTGGGTAAGCAATCGTGAGATTTGTTTTTTCGTTGGGAGACTTTTTCACAGTTACTTTTGCGAAGTGACCAATGATTGGATTGTTGACAGCATCAATTGTCTTGTCAGAAGGATTTTTAAGAATTAAATCTCCCTTGTATCGCGGCTCAAACTCAAGAATGAAGTTTGCAAAGTGCAGAAGTGCATTGCCGCCTGTGGCAGTTGTTTGGCGCACTGGAGCTTTGGAATATGGATCGAGCTTAATGTCAGCACGAACTTGGCTAATGAATACTGCCATGTGACCTCTCTTAGCAAGAGCAATCGAAAGGCGCTTCATAAAGTTTGCAGCAATCACAGCACCACCAGCAACTTTGTTTGAGTCTTCGAAGTCCTTGTCAAGATCGCCTTTGGTGATTAGCCCATCGACAGAATCAAGCAAGAAATAATAACGATTGTCTTCTTCGTTTTTGGTAACGAGTTCTCGCATTGCCCCGACGACAGTCTCATAAATATTACTTTCAAATACAAAGCATGTTCCAGCTTCCCATTCTTCTGGCTTGAAAACAAATTTGATACCTGATCTTTCCCTCATTTCCTTAGACAAACGACCCTCTGCTTTGATGTAGAATCCTTTTGAATTTGGAACGGTTGCCAAAAAGTTTTTCATGAATGCGAGCGCAGCACTTGTCTTGCCCCCTTCATTCATACCGCAAAATCTATGCAAACCTGGACACAAACCTCCACCGAGCCTCAAGTCTAGTTGCAAAGAACTGCTCGAAACTTTGTAATCAATTTCTTCCTCAAAATTGTAGTGATCATCGGAATTCTGTTTTAAGAATGAGCCTAGCACTGAGCTTGACTTTAATACTTCTTTATCTTTATCTTGTTTAATTTTAGCCATCTAAAAAGTTCTTTAATGATTTTATTTTTTTGTCTATCTTGGCATCTTCGCCAACC